TACTAAATGTAACCATGGCTTTAACTGAAATTACATACACAGGGACCGGCGGAGTTACATTTGGTCCGATTCCGTTTCCTTATCTGGAAGAAAGTGATGTCTTGATTACTATCAATGGTGCAGCAACAAGTGCATTCACTATTGATAACTCAACTAAGATCATCACATTTAGCAGTGCTCCTGCTATTGGTAGTACCATTCGTGTTTATCGTAATACCGATAGCGAGACACTTGCTGCTACTTTTGTCTCAGGTTCAGCTATCCGTGCTGTTGACCTAAACGATAACTTCACTCAGAACCTGTACGTCATTCAGGAGCTTGACAATAATGCTGTCCAAACAGATGGTTCCAACACAATGGTTGGTAACCTTGACATGGGTGGTTATAAGATTGTCAATCTTCAAAGTAACCCAACTGCTGATACTGATGCTGCTAATAAGCTTTATGTTGATACTAAGGTAGGTGCATCTGGTCCTCCTGGATACACTAACTGGTCTTATACTGCCCTTGGTGGTGAGACTGTACTAGGTACGTTTGGACCTGTACTTGAATATCAATCAGGTAAAGAGCAAGTGTATCTTAACGGTGCTTTACAACAGCGTAATGTAGACTATACTCCAGATCCTGCTGGCGCTAAAATAACATTCTTAGTGGCACTGACTGCTGGTGATAATGTAATGGTTCGGTGTGTCAATTATCTGGCTGCCAACCCTAGCGCTTCTTATGATTTTACACGCTGGAGATATACTGCTGTTGGTGGTGAAACTTCAGTTGGTGGTCTTGTCCCTGGTGATGATTTAAGTTTCCTTGAATATACTTTAAATCGAGAGCAATTTTTCCTTAACGGCGCACTACTTCAACGTGGTGTAGATTATTCTGCTACAAACGGTACATCAATTTCAATTCTTGGACCTGCATTGACACTTGGTGATGTAGTTGAAATCCACTCAAATAACTCTATCTAATTACTATGACTAAAACAAGAGATCTAGCTGACTTGGGTGGAGGTTTCATCCAGGCCGGTTCTAGTGCTGTGCAGCGCACCGTTGAATCAAAGCTGCAAGACTTCGTAAGCATCACCGATTTCGGCGCAGACCCAACCGGGACAAATGACAGCAAGGCGGCAATTCAAGCGGCTCTTAATACCGGCAAAGCGGTTCTTGTGCCGTCGGGTACTTTTAGGGTGCTTTCAACCTTGGCTGTCGCCGCACATGGCCAGAAGCTTTACGGGCTTGGCAACACCAGCATCTTAAAAGATGAAACTGGTTTGTCCAATTTTATCAACGTCAACGCCAAGAATGACGTCACAATTTCAGACCTAAAGGTAGACGCGTCCGTTGGTGGTTCCGCTGCTGGCATCGCCATCCAGTCCGGCTCCAAGAACGTAGTCGTGGAGAACGTCTACTTCTACGAGGGTGGTCAGCGAGTTTGGTTGTTTACGTGCGACGCTGTCCGAGTCATTAACTGCACGTTTGAAGAGACGGGCTACGGCGTCATTCAGCAAACCGGTCATTCGTCGAGCGATGTCCTCGTATCCAATAACACGGCCATCAATGTGGGCAACGACTTCGTAGAAGCCAACTGCGCTGGCACCCCTTCGTTCAACTGGGTCATCAGCAATAACGTCTACGAGGGATGCAGCTTCTGGCCTACGGTCAGAACGGAGTCTCGCTTCATTGGCATCACGGGCGTCAATGGAGTTGTAATCACTGGCAACACCGCTAAGCGTGTGTGCGGTGATGCCGCAGTTCACCTAGAAGACATCGGTGGAGAAGTTGTCATCAGCGGCAACTATTTTGTTGATGTTCTTGGCACCGGCTACATCTACATACTCAGCACAGCCGATAATTGTGTCATCACCGGCAATATCTTTGAACATCGTGATGCCACTATCACGCCAGCTCCTGCTGTTTGGTGCTTAAACAACTACAGCCCTGAGATCGTTTTTTCTGGCAACCGAGTGAAGGGCATTGCAGCAGCCAAGACGTTCGGTGCATTTTTTATCGGCTTCTTTGGCGGACACCTGATTGCAGCCGACAACATTTTCGACACCCTTTCCTATGTTTTGAACGAGGCGGCAATGAGCAATGTTTCCCTGACTGGGAATAAGTTTATTGATTGCACAAACCCTCTTGTTAAAACTGGCGGCGTCAACTCAGCCTTTAGGGATTTCCTGATTGCAAACAACGTATTCACTGGCACGACAGGTACGTACGACATCAACGCTGCCCCTAACACCTCAGGTACTGGAGCGCCAAAGCGCTGCCTTGTCACTGGCAACAAGTTCTGTGCTCAGGTGCGGTTTTCTGGGCATATTGGGGGTGTGGTCGATAGCGAAAGCGACGCTACAGACATCCAGGTCGTCAACAACGTGTTCTCGTCCACCGCTTCTCTGGCTGCACCAGTGGGCACGATGAGCCGGCGGATCTATAGCGAAAACGTCTTTGAGAGCTCTGGAGATTACAGCGCTACCTTCGACACCGTTACGGCCGACACTGCGACAGTGGCCACCCTGGATGCCGCCAGTTTGGGCGATCTCGACAGCACGTTTACCTTTAACGTGATGGTTGGCCGCAACTCCTGGGAAGACTATCAAGGCGGCGTCTTCCTGAGTGGTCTTGAGTCGGATTACACCACCATTCAAAACAACTACGTCCTTCATGATGCCAGCCTTTATAACACTCTCAACATAGGCACAGGATTCATCCTTCCCAAGGGTTACAGTGGCAACCTTGTGTTCATCCCTAACGGGATCAGCGCTGGACTGTTTTACCTTGAAGCCCAAAGCTCTACCGATCACGTTACCTGGACAAACCTTGGTTCCTACACATCTGCTAACAATAATCAGGTCATAACGATTTCATTTTCCTCGCTAGCGAACGCGACGGCGCTGCGATTTAGATTCCGAAATGACAACGGCACCACGGGCGGCATCGGCGTTCAGAACATCAAGATCACAAACCTAACCATCCAGAACGTCCTCCAAGCCTGCGGTGATGCCAAGGCAAACTATTCGCCATTTGCTTCCTTTCCCACTGTTGGCACGACGGCATCTGCAGCTAACGCCTTCTTGGACAACGCGGCAAGCCCAAAAAACCGCCTGCTTCGCTCCACTTCGTCGATCAGGTACAAGACCGATGTTGAGGACCTGGAGCATCCACGCGCCGATGCAATCCTTGGCTTGCGGCCTGTCTGGTATCGCTCGCTGGCGGAGGCGGACCCAAGTGAATGGAGCTACTACGGCCTCATCGCTGAAGAGGTCGCAGAGATCGAGCCGCGGCTAGTTACCTGGACGTATCCAGCCGACGCCTACGAGACGGTCGAGGAGACGATTGAGGTGGACGGCGAGGAGCTCACGCGGGTCGTTACTAAGCTGAAACAAGGGGCAGTGAAAATCCCGGACGGCGTTCAGTACGACCGCTTGGCTGTTTTATTGCTGGATATTGCTAAACGTCAAGAGCAACGCATTGCCGCACTTGAATCTTTAATCAATCAACCCTAAACTAAATCATGATCACTATTCTCGGCATCAAGGTGTCCTATGAGGCACTTGCATTCTTCGCTCTTTTCATTGGCTCCGAGATTGTCGGTGCTTCTAAGCTCCGTGAGAACAGCATCGTTCAGATTCTCCTTCGTGGTGTTGAAGCTATGAAAGCTCACCGCACTGAGGATGACAAGATCCAACGTATTAAGGATACATTCAAGTAAACATCATGGTACTGCTAGACGTTAAGCAGTACTACCTACAAACAGACAGTGCTACCAGGCACGGAGATCGGATGTGCTTTAGCTCTACGTGTGCTATGGCGATCAAGTATCTCCGTCCTGATGCATTGTTGGGTAGTAATGCAGATGATGATTACTTGAGAACAGTTCTCAAATACGGTGATACAACACAATCAACCAGTCAAATCAAAGCCTGTCAGCAGTACGGTGTTCTTGCTTCCTTTTACCAGAAAGGTACAAAGCAAACACTCCTTAATGAACTTAAAGCTGGCTATCCAGTAGCTGTTGGTGTCCTACACAAAGGTCACGTATCTAATCCTGTTGGTGGTGGTCATTGGATGCTGTTGATTGGTGACGACGGAGAACACGGTATCTTCCACGATCCATACGGTGAGATGGATAACGTCAACGGTGGCTACGTCACTGTTGGTCGTGGTGGTAAGGACGTTAAGTACTCCTGGCGTAACTGGCTAAAGCGTTGGGAAGTAGAAGGTCAAGGGACTGGATGGTTCATGACCTTCCGTCCTACACAACAGATACGTCCCATCACTACCTACGACAACACCTGGGCGGGAGTTAAGGCTGCTGCAAAGGATGCTGGAGCTAAGTATCCAGAAGTTGTTGCTGCTCAATGGGCATTAGAGAGTGGGTATGGTAAACACACATCTGGTAAGAACAACTTCTTTGGTCTTAAAGGATCAGGTACTGAGCGTGAAACTAAAGAGTTCATCAACGGTAAATGGATTACCATCCGTGCAGGGTTCATTGATTTTCCAGATCTCCAAACCTGTGTCTCCTATCTTGTAGAACGCTGGTATCTAGACTACAAACAATACAAAGGCGTCAACCGAGCAGTATCTCGGGAAGACTGCGCACGTCTTCTTCAAAAAGAAGGTTATG